TTCTGCTACCGAGACCATAACCGGAGGCACCTCTGGAGCGACCGCAACCGTTTCTTCCGCTGTGTCTCTTGACGACGTTCAGTCCTCAATAGATATTTTGTCGGCAGTGATTCGGCAGAATAGCGGGTCGAGTAACCAGTCGGACCTTCAAATTACTCGGATTGGTCGAGACGCCTATTTGGGCCTTACCAGCAAAAGATCTACCGGTCGCCCAGTTCAGTTTTATGTTGACCGGTTGATTACTCCAAAAGTTCGGTTGTGGCCCACGCCGGATTCTAGCTCTTCGTACGAGCTAGTTTTCGACCGCTTGACGCGGTTAGACGACGCGGACACTCAGACAAATACTTTAGAGGTGCCCTTTCGGTTTTATCCCTGCGTGTCTGCGGGCTTGTCGTACTACCTGTCGATTAAATTTTCTCCAGAAAAAACGAACCTACTCAAGGCCGTTTATGAAGAGGAAATGCAGAGAGCTATGCAGGAAGACCGAGACCGCTCATCCTTTCAAATATCGCCTAGCCACAATTATTTTGGTAGGTAGATATGGCTAAACACGCAACGGGCAAAAATTCTTATGCAATATCTGACCGGTCCGGTTTTCGGTATCGGTATCAAGACATGCGTCGCGAGTGGACGGGTGCTCTTGTCGGTAAAGACGAGTTTGAACCGAAGCACCCTCAACTAGGCCCCTTTAAAGAAGTCTCTGACGCAGAGTCCCTCTTCAACCCGCGTCCGGACCGAGTTGAGCCTCAAACTGTTTTTGTTGGCGGCGCTTCTTTTCCGCAAGGTCTTCGGGACACTAAAGGGGTGGCTTCTACCGGTATAGTGACAGTGGTGACGGCATGAGTTTTACGTTCGCACAACTAAAAACAGCAATACAGGACTTTGCAGAAAACACGGAAACAAGCTTCGTGACAAACCTGCCCGTTTTTATTCGGGCCGCAGAAGAGCGTATTTTTAAGCTTGTTGATCTTGAAAACTTTAGAAAGAACGTCAGCGCCTCTATGACCACGTCAAACAGGTTTTTGCAGGCTCCGACAGATTTTTTAGCCTCCTTCTCTTTGTCCATTGAAGTATCTAGCTCAAAAAAATTTCTTCTGCAAAAAGACGTAAATTTCTTGCAGGAGTATTGGCCGAACTCTTCTTTAACCGGCGAGCCCGAGTTTTACGCCTTGTTTGATGACTCAAACTTTTTGATAGCGCCGACACCAGACTCCGGGTACTCGGTGGAGCTTCATTATTATTACAGGCCCGCTAGCCTGACCGCCGGAGCGGAATCAGGAACGACGTTCCTAAGCATTAATGCTCCCAACGCTATTTTGTTTGGCTCTTTGGTTGAAGCCTACATATACATGAAAGGTGAGCAGGACGTGCTTGCCATGTACGAAAAACGGTTTGAAGAAGCCTTAATGCGCCTTAAAGATCTTGCGGAAGCGAGAGAGAACAATGACGCGTATCGAAAAGGTTTGCCTAATAAGGAAAGAACATAATGCTTCAAGCAAGTTTAGAGATTGCACCGGACTACAAGGTTGCGGTCCACACAACGCAGTTTAGGGGCCACACTCCGGAAGAAGTAGCCTCGCGGTGCGCGGACAAGGTTATGCGCGTTTCTATGGACGCTCCTCCTGTTATAAGAGACCAAGCCTTTGCTTTTAAGGAACAGCTAGAGAAAATATTGAGTTTTTACATGCGAGAGGCTATAAATAGCGATAGGACGACAGTCTTTAACGCTTTGAACGATGCAGGCCACCCTGAACTGGCTGAATTAATAAGGAGACTTTGAGATGTCAATCTCTCAAGCAATGTGTACGTCTTTCAAGGTGGAGATTCTGAAGGGTGTGCATAATTTTACGGCGTCTACCGGAAACACCTTCAAGCTGGCGCTTTACACTAGCTCGGCGTCTTTAGACGCGTCGACCACCGCGTATACAACCTCAAACGAGGTCAGCGGAACGGGGTATACCGCAAAAGGCGGCACCCTAACTTCGGTTACCCCTGTGGCAAGCAGTACAACCGCCGTGGGCGATTTTGCGGATCTAACTTTTAGCTCCGCTTCAATTACCGCTAACGGAGCTATGATTTTTAACGAGACCGCGACGGGTGACCCCTCTGTCCTTATTTTGGCGTTTGGTGGTGACAAAAGTTCGTCCGCCGGAGACTTTACAATCCAGTTTCCTACGGCGAACGCTACTGACGCCATTATCCGTATAGCCTAGCGGCAGACCCGACATGTCTGATCTTTCAGGCTGGGGTCGGGCAGGCTGGGGGGAAGGCCCGTGGGGTCAGCCGTCACCAGTGGTGGTCTCCGGTGTTTCGACCACCGCCTCTGTAGGACGCGACACGGGTTGGGGTCGTCAGGCGTGGGGCGATGATCCTTGGGGTACCACCGACGACGTATTAAGCTTTGTAACTGACCAAGTTCTGGCTGTTTCCGGTGTTTCGGGAACGGGCGGTGTTGGCAGTGTCGCGTTAGCGACACAGTTTGTTTTCGAAGTTACAGGAGTCGCAGGCACCACCGGGGTCGGTGATGAAACCGTGGTGGCGACGGAAGCTTTACAGGGCTGGGGCCGCGGAACGTGGGGATCTGGCCCTTGGGGTGACGCAAACACCGTACTTCTAAGCGGACTTTCCGCGACCACCGCAGTCGGTGATGAAACTGTCACAACTGATTTTGTTGTGGCGGCTACCGGCTCCGCAGGCACGGGCGCGGTAGGCAGCCCCACCATAAACTTTGATTTTACTGTATCTGTCTCAGGGGTTGCCGGGACAGGCGGCGTAGGTAGTCCCCTTATTGTCTTTGGTAGGACCGTAGACGTTACAGGGGTTGCCGGAACGACCGCCGTTGGAACCGCTACCGCTGTTGGTAACGCTGAAGTGCCCCAAACAGGACTGTCCGCAACCACCGCTGTTGGAACAGTGACCGCAATCGGTAAGGCCCTTGTTTCGCCAACAGGGGTGGAGGCAATAACTTCTGTTGGAAATGTAACTGTTTGGGGTATAATATCCCCGGATCAGACAGCTACGTATAGCGCCATAACACCGGATCAGACAGCTACGTATAGCGCCATAACACCGGATCAGACAGCTACGTGGGAAGAATTAGCCGCGTAAGAGGATAGAAGAATGGTATCTACTTATACAGCAAATACCGGCATAGAAAAACCGGCTACAGGTGACCAGTCCGGTACGTGGGGCGACACCACAAACCTGAACATGGACATTATAGACCGAACGCTCAATGGCGTAGGGGCCGTCACCCTTAGCGGCACGAGCCATACGTTAACAACTAGCGACGGTACTCTTTCTGACGGTATGTTCAAGGTTCTAGTTTTAGGCGGCAGCCCAACTGGAACAAACACCGTTACAATCAGCCCTAACGATCAGGACAAGCTCTACTTTGTTCGAAACGGCAGCGGCCAAAGCGCGGTATTCAGTCAAGGCACGGGGTCGAACGCGACGGTTCCAAACGGTGCGACAAAGATTATTTATGCTGACGGCGCGGGGTCAGGCGCAGCCGTCTCTGATCTGTTTGACAGTGTCGCTATAACGGGCGGCACAGTAACCGGGATTACGGATCTTGCGATAGCCGACGGTGGAACGGGTGGTTCTACGGCGTCTGCCGCCCGCACGAACCTCGGGGTGGCGATTGGGAGTGATGTTCAGGCTTTTGATGCTCAGCTAGCTGATGTTGCGGGTCTTGCTGTAACCAACGGAAATTTTATCGTAGGCGACGGCACCAACTTTGTTGCTGAGTCTGGCTCAACAGCCAGAGCTTCAATGGGTGTGACGATTGGGAGTGATGTTCAGGCGTTCGACGCTGATACCCTAAAAGCCGATACTGCCGACGAATTGACAGCGGGTTTTAGCGCCGCAATTCACGATGCGGGGACGAAAAGTTCCGGGACGTACACCCCTGATGTGGACGACGGAAACTTTCAGCAGGCCGTAAATGGTGGGGCCCACACGCTAGCGGTGCCTGCAAAAAACGCTACTTTGGTCATCCTGTACAAAAATAACGCATCCGCTGGAACTATCACAACTTCCGGATACACTATAGTTGACGGTGACAGTATAACTACCACTAACGGACACGAGTTTTTCTTTTACATTACACGAGTAAATGACGGTTCCTCCACCTTCTCTCTATTAACGGTCAAAGCACTGCAATAAAGGAAATGCGTAATGGGAACTGGAGAATTAATGCCGATAGTTCAAGGCGGGCACCAGAAGCTCGACTTGAACCTTACGATATCGGGAAACACTTCAAACTATAACATCGCTACCGTGGCGGCCCAGAATGGCTATAGCGCGGGCTCTGACGATACGCCTATTTTTGTTACGGTAAATTCTGGCGTAGAAGTTACCGCCACAATGACAAACCCGGCCCTTCAAACCGGGGCGATTAACGCAGCTTCTCCGCTTACAGTAACGGTAAACGGGACGGTCACCGGATATACGGGGGCCACGGGCAGTACTAACCAAGCAGGCTCCGCGGGCGGAGACGCTATTCACTTTAACACAAGCACCCCCGCAACGGGCACCTATGCTGTGGCGGTAGGTTCGCAGGGCACGGTTCGCTCGGGCGGTGGCGGCGGTGGCGGCGGCGGCAACGCAGGCGTTAGGCTACGTGGGGTTAGTGACGGTAAAAGCACTAACTGCGAGATGATGGGCCAAGCTCGTTTTGGCAGTGCCGGATCAGCCGGGGCTCAAGGCGGGTTCGGCCAAGCGGGTGCGTCGGGTTCGCCCGGCACCACCCCCTCTGACCCCGCGGGCTGCCCGGTGAGTTCGCCCGCGGGGTCGGGTGGCGCTGGCGGCGCGGCAGGTTTCGCTGTTCGCAAGAACAGCCGGACGGTGACGGTGACTAACCAAGGAACTGTTCAAGGGCAGACGGCGTAGATTATGGCTAATATACTCATTCCTTATTCCGGTGGAATTAACAGCACGTACGCTTTGTGGAATTGGCTTTCTAATACAGCCCACAACATTACAGCCGTATATTCCACAGAAACGTGGCTGGAGAGCAAGTTTTCAAACGCTTCTGAAAAAGAGCTTTCTCAGAAAACCGCTGCCGACGCTATAGCTTCTTGGCTGAAAAGCAATGTGCGAGATTTTGAGTACAGCACAACTTCATGGCCGGTTTCTTATTCTGAGGACATGCAGCCTATTCGAGAAGGGTTTGAAAGAAGGATGGACGTCGGAATAATTTCGCCTCGCTACCGCGGGTATCGGCAGCTATTAGATACGGGATCGTATGACGGTATCGTTGTGGGTATTTCCTTAGAAAATACCGCTACCGACAACCATGACAGGCTTCGGACGGAAATAGAGGTTGACGGCGTAGCCGTTTATTTAGCGGGAACGGGCAACTTTTCTGAGATGCAGAAAGGCTCTGATTTCGACTACGACACGGTTGCAAAAACTTTAAAGGGCCGATTTGAACAGTACGAAGCCCTCCCCGACGCAGTGTGTTCCCTTTTTGTAGACCCCGGAACAGGGGACAGGTATTCCCTTCCTGTTCTTTATTCGGATGTAAGAAAGCAGAGAACAGATTTAACCGGCGCGGAGCTTGACGCAATTTTTGAAGAGGCGGGTCAATACGGTCGGTGGCGTTCCGCAGCAGACCCCGAAACATATACATACAGAGGAGCTTGGTCCGCCAAGGGCATGGAGCTTCTAGGAGAAGGTGGCTAAAGCGGTAAATTATTTTTTAGCGGTCGTAGGCTTTTGTCTATGGCCGTTTAGCGTCAGTGCCGAACTTGTATG